TCTAGTGGGCCGGGAATAGCCCTAGATATTGCCTTAGCTCCTTTTACTAGGGGATTTTTCTGCATCAATGTTGGAGAAAAATCAGCCTCATCAAACCAACCTTTTGCAAACTGTGCCGCATCTGCAGCAGTCGGAGTTACTTTTGGTTTCGGTATTCTAGGACCGCTGGGAAGTTTACCCTCTCTAGGAGTATACTGCAGACCATAGTTACGATGAACTATTTCAGAAATTTCATCTTTAGAAACTCCTTTATCAGTCATAAGTTGCTGCAACCTTTGGCCCTTAGCTCCAGACTTTTTACTCAAAGAATACAGCTCACGTTCTCGTATCCCAAGCCTATCAGCTAATTCTTGACGAATAGCTTTTTCTTGTGGTGAATCAAACGCTTTATCTGCCATCATCATTTGAGGAAACCCACTTTGTTCCATAAAAACATTAGCAAGTTTCCTAGGGTTTGTGATGTTAGAGAAATCAAATTCTCTAGACCAAGTGCCAGTATTAACAGGAAATCCTTTTGATTCAGCAAGCTCTAATGGGTTGGCAGTTGTGTGAGCACTTGCCTTCTGTACAACACTTCCAGTCCCCTTGCCTTGGTGAGCAAATCTAGAAAGGGGGTACATATCCTCCCCTACAGTACCGCCAACACCATACTCATTATTAAGTACACGTATAAATTCTAAACGGTCCTTCATCGGCAAATGTTTTGCAGCCGCATGAATGGAATCAACTGAAACACCATGATGCCCTTCAATAATACCTGGAGCAAAATTCATGGCTTTTTGCGCATCAAATCCACCCAATTTGTTAGCAACTTCAGTAGAGAATTTTTTAGCTACTTCTGGATCTGTCAACGTTTCAGGGTCTATTTTATTAAAATAATTGACAATAAAATTATCCCCTTGAGCCATCAACATTCGGACCGCTCTTTTGTATAATCCAAAATTTCTTTCAACATCAGTAGGTGCAAATAACCCCTGTGCAGCTGCTTTTTTCATCCCTGTCATAAGGTTTTCCATCGCATCGGCATAGCTTTGATCTAAGACCGATTTAATAGAACCAGTTGTTTCAGGTTTAGGCATCTTCTTAGGAGCCATACTCAGCTCCCCACAACGCTAGAGCCGCCCTCTTTCTTACGCTTTTCGTTATCCATGTACCGTTGGGCAATCATCTCCTCACGACCCGTAGGACGACGTTGTGGAGCTTTCTTAGGTGCCTTATCTTTTTTCTTGTCCTGAGCATCCTTATACTCTTGGAGGTTAGTTTTAGAGATTGGGGTACCTTGGTACTTAGATCCGTCAGGTTTAGACTTAGGCGTGTAACCACCACCTTGGAAGTTCTTAGAAGTATCCTCAGCTTTCATCGCAGCTGAACCATACTTCCTACCGCCCTTACGTGCGTCCTTCTTAGCGGTTTTAAGATCCTCCTTAGCCTTCTCCATTTCACGCTTTTCCATACGTGCTTTGAAGTCCTTCATAAGAGGATTAGTGGTTTTTGAGGTACCACGTTCAGCTTCACGCTTCTTACGAGCTTCAGCCAAAGCTTTGTTTGCCTCTTCCCATGTTTTCTTTCTAGATTCAGGCATGATTAGTTAATGTGTGATAGAATAAATTGTTCCCGTGATGTTACACCGAATGTTTTACGCATCCATTGGAGCCAGTTGCTACTCCCTTTATCCTGATTACACTTTTGACAGGCTGGTACAAGGTTACTGGTAAGATCTTCTCCGCCCATAGACTTAGGACGAACGTGGTCAAGAGTAAGCTGATTAATGTCATAGTGTTCTCCGCAATATGCACAAGTGCAGTTGAAGTGTTCTTTGATGGCACGCCTCCAGAGGCGCTTAGCTTCAGGACTTGTCATCGTGATTAGGTTGTAAAGGTAGTGATCAGGAGAGGGTAGCAACGGTGTCATGATGCGTATTTCTTACCCCGACGTGGGCGTGTACGGTTAGCTTTGGGGGACTCAAGTCTCCCTTTGTTGGGACCTGTGTGGGAGGCATCTCTCCCGTCACCATTACCGTAGGTGCCTAGCTTCCTATTTAATTTGTTAGCAGCAGTACGGATCTTCATGCCTTCAGCTGTTTTGTTATATTCAGCTTGCTGCTTCAAGCGTTTAGCACGTGCTTTAGGATTCTTTTTGTAGTATTCAGACGTAGGACTTGCCATACAGTCTCCGTTGTACAAGTTCAGGATCTACCTGAGGCATAATGTTGGCTAGCTTATCAAGAGGGTTACCTTCATAAGCAACACCACTAATGTCGTTTTTAGATAGCCAATCACAAGCTGCTTTAAGTTCTTGTGCAGTAGCTTCTCCAGATTTAATGCGATTGAGGAACTCAGTGGTTACGAGGTTATGAAGCTCGTTAAACATGTCCTCTGTTGCCTTCTTTTTAGCCATTTCTCATTACAATCTTATCTAGTTTATCTTCAATGCGGATCATATGATCCTCCATCTTTTGAAGAATAATTGATAGCTCTTGCTTTTGAACATAGTTTTCAGCAACACGTAATTCTATCTTGTCAACACGACTGTCTACTTCACCAATCTTAGCGTGAAGTCGATTATGTACCGACACAATAGCTGTAATAAGAGCTATGCCAGCTGCTACTCCTGCTTCAAACATTAAATGTACCCAATGTAAAGTTGAATAGCATCAGCACCAACTGCTGTAGCATCAAGCAGTGTATCACCAGTAGTCATTGCATAGGCAATACCATTGGTAAAAGTAATACCGCTAGTAAAGTTAACTTCTTTTGAAGCTCCACTTGATACTTGAATAACTGCCATTGGCACATCAGTACCTACAACAGGAAGACGGTTAAGATTATAAAGTCTAAGGTGACAATCGTTACCAACACCTGCAGTTGCAGTATTATGGATAATCATATTAAAAACAGTACCAGGACTAGCCTTTACAGACGTAGCATTAGTACTGTTTGCTGAGCTTTTAAAGTGAACTTTAGTTGATACAGGTAGTTGTTTTTCGTACCTGCCAGGTGTAATGCTGTAAGTAGTACTAGCCATTCTCCTTCATGATGCGGATTAATTTTTCTGCATACTGAGGATCGGTGGCGTACCCTTCAGCTACAAGTAGACGAGCACAATCTTCAGCAGATGTTGCTCGGTTAACGCCTTTATAACGTTGATAGTCACGGTACCAACGGTCAACAAGGTAAGACACACAGGTTTGAAGATCTGGGAAGTCAATAAAACCAGCTTTGATCGTGATCCATTGTCCATTGATGAATTCTTTGGTTTCACGTTCAGAGCCAGAACCTTTAAGACCGAAGTAGTTATTCTTACCGGAGGTGTGTTTACCGTAACCGCTTTCTAATGCCCATTGTGCAGCAACACATTCTGGATACTTAGCACCAGCTTTAGATGCAGCAGCTTTAACTCCTTTAAAGGTATTCTCAACAGGAGTAATAGGTTGTTGTTGTTGTTGCATAGGACGGAAGGTCATAAACCATCCAGTTCCACGACCTTCTACCTCCCAACGTGGTAGCCAGTTCTTCCAAGAGTACTTAACGTCTTTACCGCCACGTCCAATGGTGACGTAACCACCGTTAACGTTATCCATCTCACCGTAAGGATCATGGAAGATACCATTGGTCCCATCATCACCAATAAGAAGCATCCAGTGTCCACCACCAACAGGTTTAGAAACGTGACCTTTATGAAGGATACCAGTAGCCACTGGGTAACCTGCTTTAAGTTCGTTAATTAGAGTCTGCCTAGTACCTTTCTGATAAAAGGAAGCAAATACTCCATACTGCTGACAGGCTTTAAGATGGGAGGTGTATTGAGTTGTATCACCGTATTTGAGAACTGTTCTCAAGTAATCATCATCAGCATTACTACCAAGAAGCGCCCCAGGTAGGAGATATTTGATGGCCATAGCACATGTAGAGCTAAAGCACATCCGATCTCCGTGCCTGGTAGCACTGTCAGTCTGTAGATAGTATTGGGCTACTTTAAGTATTGTCATAGTGCTTGCGAAGATAATTTATAGCCTGTGTAAGACCGAATATTGAATCACCGAGTTGACCAATTCCGATATTACAACTGTGACACAACAAGCCTCTA